ACCGTGATTCCTCCCACCGAGTTCGACAGCCAGCTCGTGGCCAAGCTTCAGACCATGACGAGCGTTCGCAACCTGGCGCGCAAGCTCTCGCTGGGTTCGTTCGCTCGCGAAGTGGCTTTCGAAAACGCCACGGGTGCCGCGTACTGGGTTGGTGAGTCCACCGCCCCCACCGAGGCTGCGCCCACCTTCTCCAAGATCACGCTTACCCCGAAGCGCCTTTCGGCCCTTCTGCGCGTGTCGAATGAACTGGTGGCCGATGCCGATGCCCGCGGCGGCAACATGTCGATTTCGTCGATTGTCACCGAGCAGATGGCGCGCGTGTTCGCACAGACCGAGGAAACGGCCCTGCTGGCGGCTTCCAATGTTTCCGGCGCTCCCGCTTCGCTGCTGAATGATTCGTCCCTCACCAGCAGCACCACCGGCTCTTACACATCGTTCACTTCAGAGAAGATCATCGACTGGATTTACAGCCTGCCCCGCCAGTACCGCCAGCACCCCAGCTGCGCGATCATCGTGAATGATGCGACCTTGGGCTACCTGCGCAAGCTTGGTGGTGTTGCTCCCAGCAGCAACATCAGCAACTACTTTTGGGAGAACGGCTACACCAAGGGCGGCAGCGGCCAGGCTCCGGAGCCGGATCGACTCTTGGGCATCCCGGTGTACACCAGCGCGGCCATTTCGGCGCTTCCGTCGAGCGGCACCACCGCTACCAAGATTGCCATCATCGGTGCTTGGGATTACTGCTACTTCGGCACCACCGGCAACTACGAACTGAAGGTGCTTCGCGAGCGTTACGCGGATACGAATGAGACGGGCTACATCGCAAATATGCGTATGGATTGCCAGCTCTCGCTTCCCGCGCTGGCGTTCAAGGGCCTCGTTACTTCGGCTAGCTGATACTGAAACTGCACCCACACCGGCGGGGGCCGAAAGGCCCTCGCCGGATTTCCTCACCATGACAATGGTTCAAGTTCAATTCCTCAAAGCCGTGGCCAGCGCAAAGGGCGTTTGGGGGCCGGGCGAGGTGGCTACGGTCGATCCGGATACCGCGCAGCAATGGTGCGTGGCAGGCATCGCGGAACGCGTACACGCGGTTCCTGCTGCGCCTAGCAAGTCAACAAAGAAGGAAATCAAGAGATGCTGATCACATGGCGACGAGAGTCACGCAGAACAGGCCCGGGCGTTTACGGTTCAGAAACAGCGTGCCGGTTCATCAAAGACCTGGCATCCGCAACCGATTCGCTCGATCTCGTCATCATCGGAGATAGCAACACGGGTTCCGCCTTGAGCGGAATGTGGGGATATCACGGCGGATTCAGCCAAGCGATGTTTGAGCTTGGATGGAATTGCTACGGCCTTCCGATCTATCCCGCGATGACCATGTGGTCGCCATCGTCGTATGCACTCGGTGGATGGAACGCAAGCGCATTTCTGTACGCGCCAACGGGAAACCTTGCTAGCGGAAATGTGAGCGGATCTGCTACCGCGTACAGCACATGGACACCCGGAACGTCTGCGACGGTCACCATATCGAATGCAAGTCCCGGAGTGATTACCTACACCGCACATGCACTTCCGGTCGGTTCACCAATCTTTCTCTCCACAACTGGTGCGCTTCCAACAGGATTGTCAGCAGGCACAACTTACTATGTGAAAACCGTATTGACTGCTGACACATTCACAGTTGCGTCTACGCCAAGCGGATCGGCAATCAACACCAGCAGCGCAGGAAGTGGAACGCACACTTTACGGACATGTCCGTGGGTGCGATACGGCAGCACAACCGCTACACCTCCAGCACAAGACGATTGGGCCTACATTGCGAGCGGTTCATACGGCCAGCAATACAACGCGGTCGAAATGAGCGTTGATCATCCGCTGAACAACACGGCACTAACGCTGTGGCATCGCGTTCGATTCGGCACTTTTACCGCGTCTGGCGGTTCGTTTCAGGCGCGAGCGCGTGCCTACGATGGCAGTCCAGTTTACGCAAGCGGATCGGTTCAAAGCACGCAGGGCGCTGCGTCGTCGTTTGGTACTTACGAGTATTCATTTAGCGTCAGCGCACCAATCGAATACATGCACGCATCGTGGAGCGGCGGCGCGGGCGGCGCGGTTGGCCCCTGTGCAATTCATTCGCACACCATCTATTGCAAGCGCAAGGGCTGGTCTGTGACGAGCCACGGATATCTCGCTGGCTATGACAGCGCAACAATCAACAAGGTGGCTACACAAATTGGATCAACCCTGCTGCAAACGCATCTACAAGAATTGCGTGAGCGTCAGATAGCCGCGGGTGGCACGGGTCGAGTCCTGTTGGTCAGTCACAGCGGAATCAATGGGAACGAGACTGCGACCGATTGGACAGATTGTCATACCGCAATCTGGAACACATACAAGGCAGCGTGGGCAGCACTTGGCTACCCAGCAAGCGATCTTGCAATCGTTGCTTTTGTTGGCGTTCCAGCAAACTCGGCAGACACCAGCAACAGCGGTTCAACCGGAAATCTCATCGCTGTTCGTGCTGCTGCAAATGCGTTGGCAAATACTCAACCAGATATGACTGTGATCGATGTCAAATCATTGATGCCATATAGCCGAGCGATCGTGGGTGTCGGAAATGGTCGCTCTTACTACCAGCGCACAAACAACCTGCCAAACGCAGGTTCTGACGTTACGGTGCATCTGTCCGGCGGAATTTATACGGGTTCGACCCGAGACACATCTGATGGGTACACCGTTTTGGCGCATCAAATCATTCAAACTTTGATGAACAGCGCATGAAAACTAACCTGACAGACACCGGCGCAGTCACCACCGCGATCAGCGTGGCCGATTTCAAAGTTTTCGGGCGCATCTTCCATACCCAAGATGACACCGCGCTAGCCGATATGGTTCTCGCAGCCACGCAGGTTATCGAGAACGAAACGCGGCGGGCGCTAATCACGCGTTCGTTCACTTATTCGCTGGAAGCGTTCCCCACCGATGGTGAAATCGTGTTGCCGCGTTCGCCGCTTGTAGCGGTTTCCAGCATCACCTACACCGACGCAGCCGGGGCCACGCAAACGCTGAACACGTCTTATTTTTTGTCTTACGCGGTGAACATGATTGGCCGCGTGCAGTTGAAAAAAAACCAAGCGTGGCCCAGCACGCTTGGTGAGGGGGCGCTTGATGTGTCCGTGGCATTCACCGCGGGCTATGGTGCTGCGGCCGCGAACATCCCCCGCGCCCTGGTACACGCGTGCCTTCTGCAATGCAGCCACATGTATGACAATCGCGCAAGCGTGGCGATGGCTGCGGCACCTGTTGAAATTCCGATGACCGTTCGCCGGTTGATCGTGCAGTATCAGGACGGGGGCTACTGGTGAACCCTGGCAACATGCGCGTGGCGCTGGAGCTGCTAGTGGCCAGCACCGCGCTGGATACCTACGGGCAGCCCATCCGCACGGTGAACGCGGCGGGCACGGGAACCATCCTGTTTGCCGAGATCAGCGACGCGACCCCCAGCGAGCGCATGAACCACAAGCAACTTGACCAGGTGGTTACGCATCGCATCCGCCTGCGCTGGAATCCAAATGTGAGCCACCGGAGCCAGTTGCAAACCGTATCGACCGAGGGCGGGATGACGCGCCGGGTGTGGGAAATCGTGACCGTTACAGATTGGCGCGAGCGGCGCGAGTTCCTTGATTGCATGGCTACGGAGATCGTGCAGTAGTGGCTAGCGCGCGCCAACGCTTGATCGTCGAAGGGATGCCGGAGTTCCGGAAAACCATCCTTGCGATGACCGGCCGCGAATTGGATGACACCGTATTGAAGGTGTTGCAAGAGATGGGCGAACCAACCCAAATGGCGCTGTTGCAATACTTCGATTCCCTTACCGGCAAGCACGATGGCGAAAGCCTGCAACGCGCGTTGCAGCACCGCTGGTGGAACAAGAATCGAAAGCAGGGACTGCCCGTGGGCTTCACTAGAAACCTTGCCATCCAAGCCCTTGTGCGCGATGGGAAGGATGGCTGGGGCTTCAAGGTGGCGAAGCTCAAGCGCGGCGTGGGCTACCTGTTGCGCCTTAAGGCGTGGGGCCCCGGCATGTTCCTGATGGAGTCCGGCCGCCATTCGAAGCGTTCCTACCGCGGGTTTAACGGGGCGTTTTCGATCCTGAAGCGGTTTCGGTACACGGCCGAAAGCCAGTTGAACCGCAAGTTGCCGGAAGTTTTTGAGCGCCTAGCGGCCAAGGCCGCGGCGCGGAATGGGGTGAAATGAGTAGCACCATCATCGCAGCCATCCGCCAGGGCATGGTTCAAAACACGGCGGTTACAACGCTCGTGCCTGAATCCCGGATCACTTCCGCTTATCGCCAGGACATCGGAACCTTGCCCGCCATCGTGCTGACGGTGCAGACTGACGAGGCCGTGAGCCCGTCATTCCCCCGCACCGATTGCCTGCGGCGTATGGCCATGAACATCGAATGCATCGCAACCAGCCTGAAGGCGGCGCGCGAACTGGGCGAGATCGTGCGCCGCGCAATGCATGGCGCAGCGGGTACGGCGAGCAGCACAACCATCCATGAAATCCGTGAAAACGGCATCACATCAACTTATGATGTGGGCGCAGAAGGCACGGAAACGGGAATCCATATCGCGGTGGTTTCGGTCGATGCCTACTACCGCGCGCAATCGGTTGCACCTACCACCATCACCACCCCCGGCGGGTAAAACAGAGAGGAAACGCACATGGCCGCATTTACGAGTTTTGGAACCACGCTCAAGGTTGGCCCAATTGCCGCCGGCGCTTATTCAGCGCCCAGCGCAGCGGTTGGCGAAATCCTGTCGCTGAACCTTGACGGGATCAAGCTGAACACCATCGATGTTTCGAACCTGAGCAACCAGTTTCGCACCTACGCGGCGGGCCTGATCGATAGCGGCACCGTGTCGCTGGAGGTGAATCTTGACCCCGATGACGCGCAGCAGGTGACCGTGCTGGGCCAACTGGATGTGACCGCGGCCACCACCCGCCCGGTGCTGAAGTCCTGGCTCATCACTTTCGGAACCACCGGAAATGTTGGTGCAACCTTCGCGTTTATCGGGTTTGTGACCGATTTCAGCGTGAAGGGTGCGATGGATTCGGCGGTTACCGCGTCGATCAGCATCAAGATTTCCGGAAGCGTCACCTTCACGGATGTGGACTAAACCGTGAGCGACCTGAAAGCCAAGTTTCTCGCACTCCGGGCCACCGTTCCTACCGAGCAGGTAACGGTGCCCGGAGTTGGCGTTGTGACCATGCGCGGGCTCACCGCAGGCAAGCGCGACGAGTGGGAGCAGCGGATTTGGAGCGCCAAGGGAAAGACCCTCACCAACATCCGCGCCAGCCTCGTGGCCATGTGCGCGTATGACGGTGACGCGCCGATGTTCAGCGCAGCGGACATCGAAGCCATCGGAGACATGCCCGCATCCGTCATTGACGAGTTGTACGACATCGCAACGCGTCTTTCGGGCATGGGTGCGAAGGATAAGGAAGCCATCGAAAAAAACTGATTGAGCGGCCGCTACGCAAGTTTATGTTCCAGTTGGCGCTTGCGTTGGGCCGCACAGTTGCGGAACTAGAGGAAACCATGTCGAGCCGCGAACTAACCGAATGGATCGCCTACAACGCAGTCCAGCCTTTCGGTGATACGCGCGCCGATTTGCGTTCCGCGATTATCGCCAGCACCGTAGCGAACTGCCACCGCACCAGCGGCACACCTTTCAAGGTGGCGGATTTCATGCCCTACGAAGAAAAGCCCAAGGCCGCGCCGCTGGATGCGGTGAAGCAGTTGCGCGCCATGTTCGGAGGAAAGCGCAATGGGTAATGTTGCAGCGTTCAAAACCCGTATCACGCTTGAATCCGATCAGTACATCGCCGGTTGGAAGAAAGTGGAATCCGCTACCACGGACAAGGTGAGCGGTATTGAGAAGGCCATTTCCAAGGGCATGAAGTCTTGGAGTAATTCGATGGGGAAAGCGATCAGCGGGTTTCTTGGAATCCAACTTGCTGACACGCTGCTGAAGTCCATCGATGACACGCTGAAGAATCCAATTTTCAACAACGCCGGTGCGAACATTGCCTATGCCATCGGCGATGGATTGGCCAAGACCCTTGAAAGCATTCCGGTTGCTGGCACCCTAGGCAAGTGGATTGGGCAGGGTTTGGGTTCGGCCACCGATGCCATCGGGTTGACCAGCGACGCAAGCGGGAATCAGGAAGCACGGCAGCAAGCGAGCCGAGAGGAAGCCGCGAGAAATGAGCGGATGCTTGCCGTGGGTTCCAAGATGGCGGCCGATTTGGAGAAGCAGCGCGAACTAGCCGAAGCGGTGAGCGACGAACAGCGCACCCGCGTTGAGCGAGCGCAGCGCCTGGCGGAACTTGAAAAGCAATTGAACGATCAGATGACGAAGGAAGGCGCGAAGGGGCCGGAGATCGTCGCAGCCCGCGACAAGCTGCGCGCGGCATTTGAGGCCACGAGCGCTGCGCAGGATGAAGCCCTCAAGCGCCAAGAGCGTGAGAAGATGCTTGCCGATCAGGCCGCAGAAGCGGAGAAGGAACGCGCACGCATTGCAGCAGAAGCGGCGAAGGCCCAAGAGCGCGCCCAGGCTGATGCGGAGAAGCGCGCAGAAATGCGCGCCGCCGCAGAGGAGCGCCGAGAGGAATCCGTGATGAACTTCATGGATGATTTGCAGGACGCTCTAGATGAACGCACGATGACCGAGGATCAGTTGTTTCAGAAGAAGATGGATCGACTGGGCCTTGACGCGCAGGAGCAAGAGAACGCGCGCGCGCTGAACGAGAAACTGAAGGCAGCCGAAGCCGGTGCATCCAAGACCACCGCGGTATCCAACATTGAGAGCATTCAAAGCGCCGTGGGCAGCGTGAAAATGGCTGGCACCACGAGCGGGCTGGATAAACTGGCGAAGCCCGCAGAGGCCACCGCCAAGGCCACGGCGGCTAGCGCAACGCACCTGGCGAAACTCGCAGCAGCAACGGGAGCCGTGTAAATGCCTGTGACCATCAACATTGCCCAGCGCGCCGGTGGAACCACCATCAACTTTGAGCGCGGCAAGTGGAGCGGCAGCGCGCAATATGTGATCACCGAGGCGGCCGCGCAGGCGCTCACGGCTAGCGACATCCTCGGCAGCGCCACCGTAATTGCGAAACTGTTCCCCACCGAATACGGCGGCAGCGGCGGCGCAATCACCGATCAGGGTTCATTCTTCTCGGGCCGCGTGACGCAGCCCAGCTTTTCGCTAGCGATGGTTGATGATGGCGGGTATGTGTGGCAGGCCACGGTGGCGTTCGATTCACAGACCGCGGACAATGGCACCACCACCACGGATAACAGGGTTGAGCGCGAAGTTGGTTTCACTGCCATTGAGTACAGCTTGAGCGGCGAGGGTGTGGATGTGTGGCGGGTTGGCGCAACTGCACCCGCGAACAAGTCCACGCCAGCCGATACCGACATCGGCGGCACCAAGGTTGATAGCGGCGGCGAGCCAATTACCTTTTTCAACAATGTTGCCAAGGTGACCGTTCGCAATGTGCGTGCTGGGCGGCCCACACCGCCGGTTGGCTTCATCAACAACCGGAACAGCGCCAGCTTTACGATTGGCCCCTACTCATTCCCGGCGGACACGCTGCTGTTTACGGGTTGCAGCATCACGCGAGTGGGCCCCGCAACCTATGAAATCGTCTACTCATTTGTCTATGACAATGGCTTCCACCTGCGGCAGATCGCCAAGCGCGGCCCCGATGGGCAGGTGATCAAGGGCAAGAAAACCGACACCTGCGGCAGCGCTCCAACCACGGTGCCGGATGGGGAGATGAGCAACGCGCTATGCGTGTTCTTCCGGCAGCCGTTCCCAACCACCAGCGCCTTTAGCGGCATCGGCATAACGGGCATCTGATGTTCGTCAACGGCGTTACCCGCGGGAATGTTGGCCCTTGGTCACCGAACCAAGTGCGCACCATTGCGGACACTATCAACCGCATAAACGGCGAGGGGCAGCGCGGGCCCAAGTCCGCACCGCCGCCGGTTGTGGTGTTCATGGCGCGCATTACGGGCAGCACGGCCATTGCGGGTAAAACCGCGACCATCGGCGGCACCGCCGCGCAGCCAGTCGCGTGGGAATACGATTGGGAAGAGGTGAGCGTGTCCACCACGGGCACCTACAACACCAGCGATACCTATCGCCGGAAGTCTTCCCTGATCGCCACGAAGGGAAAGGCCATCAATGGGTGCGAAGGCCCGCAGATGATCGGCGCTACCACCACCCTTGGACCTGGCATTACCACTTCCAACATCCCTGCCGGGTTCAGCTTCAAGGCCATCGCCAACAACACCGTGGTGATGATGTACGCCACCGCGCGCGCGACTGGTGAGAACCTGTTTTTCTTCAGCGTGCCAAACG